CCTGGGATGGTTGGTGCATTTGCACGATGTGGTATGGTAGAGTCAAATAAAACCATTCTATTTTTTAATGGTTCAATGGTCGTAATCTTGTGCTTGGGTCTAAATTCTGTACATCCATTTATTATATGGACATTTGATGCGTCTATATCACTCACATACAACAAGACCGTAAAATAAATTGGGTCAGGGGGATTATAATTTGCATCTACATGCCAATCACCACCGTTTAAAATTGTTTGTCCGTTTGCATAAACCTTAAGGACTTCCCATTTACAACCAGTTGTTTTTTCAATTTTTTTTAATAGATGCTCATTGAAAAACTTCTCATGTCCTAAATCCGCAACAAACCATCTACCTTTGAATAAACGTTCATCAGATTGATCAGTACAGTGACCAAAACCCCAAACCGGGTGTTTAAAATAATCGTCCACAAATGCAATCTCTTCATTGTTTAAGTAATCATCAACAAAATAGATGGATTTTTGTTCAAGATTCATATCTAAAATATTTATATATTCTTTAAATATATGAAGAACAGGACGAAAAATCAACTCTTGTGGTCCACCGTCATTGTACTTGCTCTCGTTTTGGGATACATGTACTATAACCCCAAGGTTGTCGAAGTTCCAGTGGAAGTACCCGTGATGCCAGTTCCTCCAAGACCAATGGAGAGGCGACAAGAGCGCCGCGAACCCGAATTCAGAGGTCCACCCATCAAACAATACAAACCCGGTTTTATGCAACAGATGGGTATTCTCGTGGGTGCTGGAGAAGAGACTCTCCCCCTATACGGTAAAGAGGTCAGAGGACGCAGGGATCGCTATCACTATTATACCACAACGGGTGGTGAAAACTTGTACCCAGTTCCTGTCACGCATAACGCGCGCGATTGTATGGAAGATATTGGTTGTGAAGAGATATATGGGAATGAAACAGTTTCAGTAACTGGTAAAACTGGTTCATACACGGTGAATATGTACAGAACGGATGATTTCTTCTAAACTATTCTGATTTGTGAGTAAAACGATCATAAGTATCCTTAGTTAACATCACAGATGAGCAACAACTCAAGAAACAACAGGCAGCCAACATCATCATGATAGGTGGTGATTTAAATGGAAAATTTACCATTCTCTGCACAACCATAGCTGAACACAAGCACGAACAGATAAGAGATATCATGGTACTCGCATCAAGATCTTTATCCTTTTGAAATGCAACAACAGGTGCGGTAAATAATCCCGCGCCTGGTACGGATACACCAAGTGCATCTAAACCCATAAGTTGAAGTAGGAATGATGCCATTTAATATACACTAACAAAAATTATTCCGCAAAGTCGTAATAACATCATATTCTCTCCCCTGAAGCCCTGGGTTTCTTGAGAGTCTCGCCTTGAGTCTCAAGAGTTCCAAGATTGTGTCATCGTCCAGATTTTTGAAAAAGTCTCTCTTTGCGTGCATGTCATCGAGTTGATTAGTTTCCTTCTGAGATTGAACATACGGCCATGTGTGTCTTCGCAACGCAGCTACTTCTTCCTCAAGTTGCCTAATACGGGGAAGAAGCACTTTAGTTATCAAAGTGCGAGTCTGCATATCCATGTATTAAAAATGTACCATATCTTTAAGATATGCTGAGGTATGCAGCACTCAATCATGAACTAACAAAAGTCATTAGAGACGTTCATCGCTCTGGCGCTAAAGTTATTTTGGATTATGCGAGAGAGAACTGTAAACTCCATGACGCACAACATGTCAGCGATGTTAATATGACCATGATGTCAAATATTCCAGGAAGTATGTTTGCTCTAAAAATGACTTCATTTGGATCTAGAGAATCACCAACTTTTGCGGTGGCGCACATGAAAAAGATAATTCAACACGCGATAAATAACAATTGTCAAGTCTGTATTGACGCCGAAGATATCCTTTATTCACGAGAATCATATGATATGATGCATGAATTCAATCGTCACAAACCACATGTATTTAAAACATATCAAATGTATCGTAGCGCTGCCCTCAAAGAACTTGAAATGGATCTTCTCACCGCTGAGAGACATGGTATTAATTTGGGTGTGAAATTGGTGAGGGGTGCTTATCTTGGTAAACAGGTTGGTCTTTTACCAAATAAATTGGAAGTTGATAAATCATTTCGCGAGGGTCTCAATATGTCTCTGGGTGCGAGTGAAAATGTACACACCCTATTGGCGACACATAATTCTGAAGATATCAAATTTGCACGATGTACTCCACATAGAAGATACAAAGTTGCACAACTTTTAGGTATGGGTGAGGATTTTCCAGATTATAGATATGTGCCATTTGGCTCCTTAAGTGAACTTACACCGTATTTATTAAGAAGATTTGTAGAGCGACTTAAATGGTCTTAAAAATATCTTCCAATAGGTATTTAATGGTGCAGACTCTCAAGAAATTTGGGTATTGGTCACCTGAACCAACACCCGTTCGCAGAAAACTTCAAGTTGTCGCAGCCCAAAGAAGTGAAGAAATCAATTATGAACAGAAGAAGTCTGAAATCACCCGCGTCGCACTTCAACAGATGTATGAGGCACCCTCTTTGAGAGAACCTAAAAAAATTACAGTGAGGCAGATGCGTCTCAAGATGATTCTTCACGAAGCTCTTGACTTGGCGCACTCTATTTGTGAACACCAAAACGCACAAGAGTGTCTATGGGCGTGGGAAATGGTTGACGAAATTGATGATGCAGCGACACGAGCTGGTGTCAGGTATCAATAATTTCCTCACCTATATTAAATGGAGTACGAAAAGCTCAAAGAAAAGGTCAAGAAGCTTGGCTTCAGGGTGACCAAAGATGTCAAGGGTAAACGCACAAAACTTTCAAAGAAAGAGCTCATGGCGAAGTTGCCCAAAAAGACCAAGGCTGAGCCATCCCTTGAAAATCAAGCCAAGAGTGCCAAGAAGTTTATCAAAGTGTGTAAAATGGTCCTCAAGGAGGCTGGTCCAAATGCACCAAGAGTACAACGTGTTGCCCAGCCAGTGCGTATGTCACCAAGACGTGCGACCATACCACCTCCACCTCCACCTCCGCCTCTCAACCCAAGAGCTGCTCTCATGGCAGACCTTAAAGCTAACCTAAAGAGGCGTGGGTTGTCTAACAATTAGATGAATTTAATTCCAAATCTCTTTGCCATAAACCTTTGTACCTCTGGAATCGTTGGTTGACTCCAGAGATACCAACGCGACCAAAATCCAGCACCCCCAATACCACTTAATTTCCAATCTTCTTTGTCACTCTTATCTATATCACGCATCATTCTGTGTATCATTGCTGGCTGACGTTCAGCCACAATACGTTTTGGAATTTGACCACCATGTCTGAGGACATATGAGCGCATTCGTGAAGGATTCTTGTGTTTGGTGTAGTCGGAATACCCACTGGCACCAAAGTCAACAGTCCTGCCGTCTCCTAGGATTGCCCTGAACTTCTTTTTACGATCTGGGCTACGAACAATCTTGACGTGCATACTTACAATGTATAGCTAATTTATTTTCGGCAAGCGCCACAGTACCCCTCCTTCTTGGCTTCTGGGAAGAAGAAAAGGCGCTCTTCGCCACGCTTCACGCGGTACATGTGGTCATACATGTGGAGGAGACCAATGGCGAGAGCCGCTGTGGACACGACAGCCTTGTTCATCTTACGCACAGACCACGCATAGTAGAGGATCATCGCGAGGATGGTCAACTGGACGAGGGTGACGCGTGGCATGACAAATCGTTGTTCCAATACTGGAGCTTCTTCAGTGGGCTCTGGGGTAAACATTTCCATTCGCTTGCCGTAACCTGGCATTTTTATTTTATACTGAGAAATTAATGTGGCGTCTTCTGTGGCTACCAGTAGTTCTTGTTCTTCACGATTATTTAAAGTCACCAATAGATCTACTTTATTTCCAGAGACCTCTCAGACCTCTGGTTGGTATGAGGAACACTTTGGTGGATATGATGTTTCACAAGTTTGAATACAATATCATGGATTATCCAAATCTATGGTTTGTACGAGCAAACTATAATAGGATTTTATACGAATTTGAGAAGGGTGTCGCCGACGCAAAGAAACATTACTTTCATAAACTTGATCCCTGGTTCAAGAAGAATAATAATTATTATTACTACAAAGTCAAGGATTTCCCCGAAGTTCAAAAAATAATTGATCAGATTTCGTGTATAGATAAAGAGACCGCAATGTTTGCAGTCATAGATGGTCCAATGACCATACCCGCACATCGTGCCGAGAGTAATCTCGCGTTGAGATACCACTTAACAATCAAGGGTGGTAAACATTGTGTACTTTACACCGAAAATGGTGGGCATCAACACGAACCTGGAAAGGACTTTCTATTTGACCATTCTCGATTTCACCGCCTTGTTAAAC